ATTGCGGGTCGATGGCTGCATAGTACTCTTCGCCGAATTCTCCCGTTTCAGCGTCAAACGCCACAGCGCCGATGCTCAAAATGACGCTACCCGGTGCAGTGCCGAGCGTCTCGATATCGATCATAAGATCGCGCATGTTGGTCTCCTCAGTTGTGGTGATACGGCGGGCCGTTGGTGACGACCCGCCAAATGTTACTTCTGGCCCCACGGCCTACGAGCAGCCGGCGCCCCGCCTGTCGCAGCAGGTGCAGGACGTCCGGCCGGAGCGCGATTGTCGTTCGCAGCCGCTGGCTTCGCGGCGGCTGGCTGGTTGGCATCGATACCAACATCCGGAAGAGGCTTTCCCTGTGGATCTTCAGGGAAGAAGTAAGCCTTGATTTCATTGCGAGCGGCATACTTCGGCGAGCCGTCCGCGTTCTTCTCCTTGCTGTCCTTGCCCATGCCGATGCGAGCACGGAACGAGATCAGGTGCAGCTCCTGCGTATCGGCGTCTTCGCTGAGCTCGTAGATTTTGAGAGCTGCAAGCAGCGCCTGGAACTGCTGATTGCCAATGCGCTGCGTGTCGCTGTTCGGATGCTGGATATTGTAATTCGAGAAAATCTTCCGGCCGCGATATTCTTCCGGAGCAATGACGTCCATGGTCGTCTTGACCGTGATGGAATGCTGCGGCGTGTCCTTGTTCTTTTCGATCACGTCAGACGCCGTGATTTCCAGCTCGTAGATGCCATTGGGGATATTGCCGAATTCCGGCTGTTTCAGAGCCTCTTCGGTAACCTGTACTGATGCGCCAAGTCTGGCCATGCTAGTCTCCTTCTGTGGTGTGGTGGTTGGTTAGAGCAGGTAGTAGCGGTACGGCCCGCTACCGTATTGCGTCGTGGTCTGGTCTCGCCAGACGCTTGTATAGACCCACCGCATGATGCCGCCGCGCGTGCGGGCTAGTACAGGGCCAGGCAAACCAAGATTCTCCGCGGAACATCAGGCCGCCTCCTGCAACCCAGCTGGTGCCGGCATGTATTTCGAAAGCTCGTCCCAGCCCTTCCCCTTCTTGTAGGTGATGGCTGCCGGCGTCGAATAGCGAGACTTGGCGAGAAAGCCGGGACGCTCCTCGAGGTGGATCTGCCGCTCTCCGCTGCCTTCGGCGTGCGCCACCTTCTTGTTGAACCCGACTTCCTTCTCCTTCAGGGAATGACGGTAGTTGACGAAGCCGACAAACTGCGCTGTTTCCTGCACCAGTGCCGAGGCTCGCTTGTGGAGCTTGATGCCGTAGCGGCTGTATGGGTCGCTGGTCGGGCTGTCGAACCGCGTGATTTCAGTGTGGGCAAGGAGCACCACGGCAATGCCGGCATCGCGAAGAGCCTGCAGGCCGCTGAGCAGTTCGCGCCACTCGGTATCCGCCTCGACATAGCCCTTGCCGAAGCCAGCATCCTCGATGCTATTGAGGCCGAGGCGAGCGCAGGTGGCGCGCCACACCAGATTTTCTGCGCCGTCGACCGAATCGAGGATGAAGGTCTTGCGGTCGTGCTCATTGGTGAGCAGCCAACCAATGACATCAAGGATGTCTTCGAGGCTTTCGGCGACACCTGGCGACGGCATGTCGACGCCATCTGGCGGCTCCTCGCCCATGGTCGGCAGGTAGTAGGGATCGGGGAACTCTGATGCCAGTTGCGTCTTGCCGACGCCGTGGACACCATAGAGCACGCCGATCGGCGGCTTGTTGTTTTTGGTGCTGTTCAAGCTACCAAGCGAGATTGCCATGCTTTCCTCCTGGGAAAAAGCAAACTGCGATGAAGATGCAGACGGCCACGATGACGGGCCACCAGCTGAACGGATTGGGCGGCCACATGCCGGCCGCGTCAGGTTTCGTCATATTGCTGGAACCTCTTGATTGCCTTGTCGGCGCCCCATACCGAGCCGACCATCACGATGATTGCGATGGTCGCGACCGGGATGAAGAGCAGAGCGGCCACGGCACCGCCGAGTGCGGCCGCAGCGATTGCGGCACGGCGGATGATGGGCGCATGGAAGCGGGTGGGCGGTGCGGCCTTACCGACCGGAGCGTCGATCGGCACGTAATCCAGCGGCGTGCCGGTGAGTGGTGGCATGATGTTGGTCATGCGACGGCCGCCACTTCTGCGGCAAGAACCCGACGGCGTGCCGCGCTGTGCATGTGCTGGAACGGTCGGATTTCGCTAACGGCTGCATTTGCGCGCTCGCGTGCCTCACGCTTCATCTCGCCGCGCGTCTTGCCGCTGCCGCGCGGTGCTGGCTCCTTGGCCGGCGACCGAAAGCCCTTGCCGCCGGTGAGGCGTTCCATCAGGATCATACGTCTGGCGAAGTGGCCCTCGTCCGTCGATGGCATGCCGAGTTTGAAGTCGTTGGCGTGGTGATCGGCCAGCGCCTGTTTGAATGCTTTGGTCATAAGTCTCCTCTCAGCCGTGCGCTTGGTGGGCGCACGGCGTTGCTGTGGTGGTTTTGGTGGTGGTGTTAGGCGGCGAGCTGCCCGTACGGGTAGTTGACGAAGTGCTCGACGACGTCCTTGGCTGGCTTCAGCTGCATCCCAGTAACGGAACGCAGCTCCTTGATGGCGTCGATTCTGCGACCGGCGACGGCAAGCCGCTGCCATTCGTGGCCGTAGGTCGGTGCCGGCTCCTGGCTGGTGGTCGTCAGGACATAGACGCCGAATTGCTGGCCCTTGTGGACAGAGGCGAGGCGCTCCGCTTCCTTGGCTGCCGCCGCTTCAGTCGCGTGGACATGCGGCAGAACAGATGGCTTCGGCTGGCCGTTTTCGATCAGGGCAACGATGGCGGTGGGGGGATGTGATCCAGCCAGTACGCCTTCACTGAAATAAAAGTATAGCCAGTCGTGCCCATCCCTCGACAGCGGATAGAAGCCGTCATCATCAACCTTGACGACCTTCAGAACCTCGCCAATGCTGATGTATTCAGGCCAGTCCGTGGCGGTGATTTTTACCCTATCACCCACCTTGAACTTGGCCGGCGCCGCGTTGTCGTTGCTGGTCGCAACTGCAACGGCTGGCTGTTCTGCTGGTTCGTCGACCCATTCGGCGACATAGTCGTCTGGGTGCTCGCCTTCGTAGTTCGCGCGACCTGTCGCCGTGAACACCCAAGCAGATCCGTCGGAAGTCTCGCCCCATGCCGTGTCTTTGCCGATAACTACCGGCCCGACCTTCCGACCATCGCGCGTCTTGTAGTAGCGGCCGGCAGTAATGGTGAGGGGTGTGGGTGTGGAGGCGGCCAGCAGCGGTTCGAAGCAGTCGATCGTTGCACGAGTAAAGTTCTCGGTGGCGGCTGCAGTCTTGTAATCAACCGGCGGATCGATATCGAGCAGATATTCGTCAGTATCGACCAGCACTCCTCCGACCCATGAACTGATCGTCGCTGTTTTGCCGACAGCGCCGGTCGTTGAGCGCCCGTCCTTTACCAGTCGCACCCGATCGCCGACCTTAGGCGTCCAAGCAGGCGCTTCCGCAAGCGGCGCCAGTTGCGCTTCTGTGGCAACGGGCAGCGGTTCGATGTCGGTTACGCTTACATTCCACGGAAAGCCATTATCCACGTCGAACTTTACGATGAAACGTCCCTCTTTTTCTGCCGGAAAAACGGTTCCAGGCCCTACGGTCGCATCACAGGCCCAAGCGCTATCGGGCTTCATCAACACCCGGTCGCCGACCTTCGGCTGCCAGACCGGCACCAGCTCGAATCGGCGAGCGAACGCCCCCCTCACTGTGTCGGTATAGATCAGATCATCATCACCGGAATCGCCAGCCAGGATTTGTTCGATCACGCTCTCAGTTCCGGCGACCCATTTTGAATAGTCTTCCGTCAGGCGCACCTTGTCGCCGACCTTAAACTTCCCCATCACGCTGCTCCTTCCGTGGTGGTATCCGGACGCAGCTTGCGCCCTTTGGTGAAGTCGACCGGGATGACGTTGTCGTCCACGGGCTGCTTGGCGGCCGTAGGCGGTTCGTCCTGCTGAATGGCCATGTGCCGCAGCGTTACGGCATGAAGCGGCCGCACTTCCAGGGTGTTGGTAAGCTGGACGTGGTAGAAGCGACCGAAGTCAGCCTCTCCGACGACAATGCCGAAGACATTGGAATTCAGCTTGGATTCGACCCAGTCACCTTCGGAGAAGTATTCGCAATCGCAGTGCTCTGTGGTGTCGCTCATGCCGCCACCCCGAAGCCGATATCGTCACCAAGACCGGAGACCTGCAGTTCACGGGCCGACGGCGCGACTTCTGCAACGTCCATGGTGGGGATGCGCCGCAGCGAAACGGGCATCATGCCGGAGACGGTAGAATAGCCGCCGTTGTGCGGCATCATCTTGATAGTCTTGTTGTCGTTGGCTGCGGGAGGGGGATTGGTGCGGAGCGGCGTGCGCTTGCCGCCGAGCCGGAAGTAAACGGCCTGATGGCTGAGGCCAAGGCGTTCGCCGATCTGGCGAAGTGAAAGACCTTCTTCTCTGAGCGCTCTGGTGATTTCGTCAACGCTGGCGGTCTGAATGCAATTGTCCATGTGGTCTCCTCTTGGTGGTGGTGTGGTGGGTGATTACTTGGTGGCGTAGCCGAGCCGAGCCGCCGTGTTAAAAAGGATGCCGCGTAGCTCGCCGTCGATTTTGTATTTGTCGCAGGCGAAGTTGAGGTTCATCGCAGACTCTTCGCCGCGCTCGCTGGCTGCCCGCCAATCGAAAAACATTTCGACGACATCGAAAAGGTCCATCCCGGCGACGCCGTCGGCGTAGAATTCCGGATGGTGGCTATTGTTGGCTCGATGGTGCTCAATCATCGGCCCTAGCATGTCGGTGCGCCGCTTGTATTCGTCGGATCCGAACGGCGCTTGGCCTTCTGTGTCGACGACCTTTTGCATCTCCTCAAGCGGCCCCATCTCGATAGGGTCGAACTTCGATGCATCATGCACGTCTCCGCGCCTGATCATCTCCACGGCAAACTCGCCTAGAAGCTGGCGTACTCTCGCGATGTGCTTATATGTGACGATTGCCGCTTGGCTCATCGTGGTCTCCTCTTGGTGGTGGTGGCACTCGCCAAAGCGCGGTTGACGCCTTGACAAATTTGTAATAACCGAATGTGTAGTGTAAACATGCCTAACGTGGCAAGCCCGACGCGGGCAGGTAGGTGAATATGCCCCCCTCTAAATCAAGATTCGCGCAGATGCTGGCGAACGAGCAAACCAAACAGGGCATGACCGATCGCGAAGTGGCCGCGAAATACGATTGGCTGCAGCAAACGTTCAGCCGGTGGAAGAACGGCAGCGCGCCGCGACAGCACATGTTTGCGTCGATCGCCAAGTTTCTGAACATCAGCACCGATATGGTGGCGGAGCTCGTCGATGAGGCAAGCCAGTCGACCGGCAACACCAAGCTTGCCGCGGCTTACGGCTCGGCGCGCGTTTACGGCAAGGTGACAGACCGCAAGACCGGCAAGTATGCGTTCGAAGCGTTCAACCAGGGCCGCAAGCGCATACCGGAAGGCCGATACGCCATTCTCATAGACACTAAGGTCATGGAGCCGGCGCTGCTGGTTGGCACAAAAGCTTGGCTGGATCCGGCGATCTGGCCGAAGCCCGGCAATGAAGTTCTGGTGCACGCCAAGGGCGGCGTCGCCTGGCTGGGTCGGCTGGTTACGCTGGCCGATGCGCAAGCTATCATCGAGGCCGGCGGCAAGGAGATGACAATTCGAGACGTTGAGGCTGTGCATGTCATCGTCCTTTCTGAGCGGATTTCTGCCGGGTGACAAAAATTGACGCTTGACAAATTTGTGGATTGTTTGGTAGACAACCCACGTCGCTGTGGTGGCGATATCGAAATCCGGGGTTAACGGCGCGGCTCAGCCATGTCTCCTCCCCCGAGATAGTAGGAACTGCCTTCTGCGAGCCTTAACGGGTGGTGCCGGCCTTCGGGTTGGCTCGCGGAAGCGGGTTAATTCCCCAGCAAGCAACGACAAAAACGCCTGCAGGCAGAAGCCAGCGGCGTTATTTTTATGTCGAATTGTCGGTGTTGGCTCTCATGGCAATCCCCTCCAGAAAAAGTGGTTCCTACTAAAAGGAAAAGCCGCCAAAGCGGCGGCTTCTGTTCGACATCATCTTCTTCTTGGCGGCCCTCGGCCTTTCGGCGCTACTCTTCTTCTGTCGTGGTCTTTCTTGCTGTGCCGCATGTCATTCTCCAAATGGGGGTTGTCGAGAAATGGGTTGTTACTAACTGTTGCCCTGTGAAAATCCGGGAGGATCGTGCCCGCTACAATATACTGCCTCGTTGTGCCCTGCTCTTCTGTCGTCGATCATTGCCAGCATCGGAAAACTCCTTGTCTGACCCGTTCGGCGCCCTGTTTGCTTACGGGATTATGAATGCCACGACTCAATTGATTGTGCAAGTGCTTATTATTGCAAATGACATCCCGTTGTGCTAAGCAGTTGATATCAAGAGGATATTTTTATGACGAAATTGACTGAGAAACTTCACGAGCAGTCAGAAGCTACCGGAGTGACGCAAGCTGACATTGCTCGAGAGCTGAACATCACGCAGCAGGCGGTTAACAACCTGTTTAGCGGCAGGGCTAAGTCGTCAGCATACTGGCGCGAAATAGCACGGATGCTGCAGATCGACGAGCAGGAGATGCGCCAGCTTATGATCGCATCCGCCGGCCGCGATCCGGAAAAGAATATGAAGATTCCGCCGGCGTTTGTGCAGGGCCTTAAGGACATATCGGCAAGGATGAGCAGCGCCGAACCGCCGAGCGCTAGGCTTGCCGAGGTCATACCGATGAGCAAGCCTGGCAAGATGATTCCGGTGCTGGGTGAGGTAGTTGGCGGCGACGACGGCGAATACATCTTCAATGGCCAGGTCCAGGACTATATCGCCTGCCCGCCTTCGCTGGCAAACGTTGCGAACGCCTATGCCGTGTGGGTCGATGGGGAATCCATGTCGCCGCGCTACCGTCCAGGCGAGCTCGTTTATGTCCACCCAGCGCGCCCCGCTCGACGCGGTGACGACGTCGTCGTTCAGGTGCACCCAAATGAGGAGGGAGCGTCGCCGCTG